TAACCAGACGTACCGCTATAACCAGATACACCTGAACCACTAAAACCTGATTGACCAGAATAACCACTATAGCCAGAAATACCAGAATAACCGCTTATACCGGAAATACCAGACCATCCTGAAATACCACTAAATCCCGACTTTCCGCTAAACCCCGAGATGCCGCTTATACCACTATAGCCTGACCACCCACTGTAACCCGAATTACCTGAATAACCTGAAATACCAGACCAACCAGACCACCCTGAAATACCGCTAAAACCTGATTGACCACTGTAACCAGAAAAACCACTATAACCGGTATTTCCACTGTAGCCAGAAATACCTGAATAACCAGACACTCCCGAAAATCCTGAAGCTCCATCTGTACCAGCAAAACCGGAAATACCTGGATCTCCTTGTGCGCCACTAAACCCGGAAAATCCGGAAACACCTAAAGGACTATTAAATTGTAAGAAAGCCATGGAGAGAGTATTAAATATTTACAGATACTACACTAAATGCTCGCTGTATTAACAACAAAATATACACTTACATTTTTATAGTGTGTAGTAAATATAAACACAATGTTTTATCTACCGGATAAATTACTTAATAAAGATCCTCGTATATCCATCGAAGAGTCATATCAATTAGCTATTGCATTAGAGGGATTTCGTAACAAGATTAACTTTGAAAAAGAAAAAGCTGAAAATCAAAGTAAGAAGAAGGAAACAATTGCACCCGCGCAAGAATTACCCACTCAGCAAGATTTTGATAACCTATTAAACATTCTGGTGGATTTAGAAAGTAAGCTTAAACAAGGCGGTAAAAATTTAGTTACAAAGAGTCAGTTACTAAAAGCACAAAACATTTTATCACAAAATCCTGAGCAATTAGCTGGGTTGTCTAATTTGCTTGCTAAAAAGAATATAGATTCCCGCGGCATTAAACTGTTTTTAAACACATTAAGCTCAGAATTTAACCCTGAAGTAATAAACACATTAGTCAATTACTTAAATAGTCCTTCTCAATTAACACTGGAAAATGTAATAACAAGTGGTGGGCCTAAAAACGTTACAGAAATATTTTCACAAGAAAAAACAGGACTACACCCTGAGATGGTTACACGCCTATTTAGAATGAAATTAGACACAGGTGGCGGTAAACAAGTAGGGGAAGGGGAGCTCGGTTTAATATTATTAGTTAATGGTGCTACACATGGAGCGTTAGGAGACGTTGAGATAGGAGCAATAAAAATTGAAGTAAAGCAAGGTAAAGGTTTAGAAGCATATGATGATAAAAAATCAGATGCAGGTAGGCTGATATCTTCAACCAACATCTACGGTAATGCCGCAATAGGTTTTAAGAAAAACTTTAAAGATATATTTGAACCAGTTTTAAATCAACTTAATAATAGTATGCCCCCAGGCTTTGAAACAAGTAACTGGTACAATTTAAACGCTAAGAATTTTTTAATATTTAGAAATGCTATAAGTACAGCTTATAACTACTATGTCTCTACTAATGGTCCTTCTATAATAAATGATTTTAGAAATCAGGTAGTTACTGCGTATGCTAATAGTATACACGTATACCTAAACAATAGTGCTAATATTGATTACAATTCATTAAAAGGTGAAATAAACAACTGTTTTAATGAACACGGCATACCAGTTGATCTTGCTGCTTTAGTGCGAGTAACATTTAAATACTCTTTTATATTATATCAATCTATAGAAAACTTTGCATATTTTGCTGTATATAGAGACGGTTTATTGTTATTGCAAAACCCGTCAGAATGTGTAGACTCGATTGATAAGGGTATTATAAGAGCCATACCAGCTGGTGTTCCTACTTTTGGTATTAGCACCCCTCGTGCAAATGCATTTAAAGTAACAATATAAAATGCCTAAAGCATCAAAAGAAACGTTCTATTTAGGTAATAAAAACTTACCTGTACCAGAGACTAATTTTAACTGGACGCCAGAAATGGTGGAAGATTTAGAGCGTGCACGCAAGTCTATATTACACTTCTCTCGTTTCTTTTATATTGTTAATCTTGATGAAGGTAAACAACCAATTAAGCTTTATAACTATCAAAAACGTATTTTAAAAGCACTTGTTGACCATAGATTTAATGTTGTATTAGCAAGTAGGCAGATTGGTAAAACGACCATATTGACTATATTTGCTTTATGGATGATTTGCTTTCAGGATGATTATAGAGTACTGTTAATTGCTAATAAAGAAGCAACAGCTATTAATATTTTTAAACGTATTCGGTTGGCGTATGAGATGTTACCGAACTTTTTAAAACCAGGTGTTATAAATTATGCTAAAACCGGTTTAGAGTTAGCTAACGGTAGTTCAATCGGTATTAGTACCACAACGTCTGATGCTGCCAGAGGTGAGTCTATCAATTGTCTACTCATTGACGAAGCCGCATTTATCCCGCCTGAGTTTATGAACGACTTTTGGGAATCAGTATTCCCTGTAATTTCATCTTCGAAGAAGTCTAAAATTTTTATGTTATCAACACCTAATGGTGTGGGCAACTTATTTTATAATATATACACAGAGTCTTTGGATGGTAGTAATGGTTGGCATAACGAAAGAGTAGATTGGTGGGAGGTGCCTGGTAGAGATGAGAAATGGAAAGAAATGACCTCTAAAGCGCTTGGTTCAGATGAAGCTTTTAACCAGGAATATGGTAATGAATTTAGAGCTGCAGGTGAAAATGCTTTAGACAGTAACTTAATGTTAGAGTTCGAAAAGACAGCCCCGGAGCCTATTTTAGTAAGCGATGACGAGTGTTATAAGATATATGTTGAAAGAAAGTCTCATCATTTTTATACAATCGGGGTAGACGTTGGGGATGGTATAGGTAGAGCTAACTCAGCCGTACAGGTACTGGATATAACGGATTTAACCAATATAGAACAAGTTGCTACATATGCTAATAACAGACTTGATCCTTTTAATTTTGCTGGGAAGCTCGTGGAAATAGCCCACGAATGGGGAAGACCGCCTTTATTAGTAGAACGTAATAATTGCGGTGCACAAGTTATAGATGCATTAATGCATACACACAATTATGAAAGTTTAATAAAGTATACACCAAGTATGGGTACTTTTACAGAAAAAGCAGATAGAGATAATAGAATGGGTGTTTATTCTCATACCAATAGCAAGTTTAATGCAATGGCAAACTTACGCTATTGGATGACCACCTTAAAATGTCTTAAACTAAACGATAAAGAAACCATTAACGAATTTAAGACATATGTAAAACAAGCTAACGGTGTATGGAAAAAACAATCCGACCGTTATTTAGATGATAGGGTAGAATCTTTAATTTGGGCATTATTTGCTTTAGATTCTAAAGTAGTAGAGCAATTTTATGAAGTAGTTGAAAAGGACGGTAACGGTAAACCACTAAAGATTCAACCTCTGGATTGGGATCCATACAGTGTAGGTGAAACACAAATACCAAGTCAACAAGATTTATATAATAGATACGTAAAAGGTAAACAAACTGATGCATCTGTACGTAATCCTTCTTTTATACAAGGTAAAGAGGGTAATGGTGAAATGGATGACTTATTTGCACAAGGATGGAAGCCGCTTAATTTTAATTCTGCTTCCGGTCGCTTAAACGGTGGTTTGTTTTGAACTATAAAAAAAGCCCTTATTGCTAAGGGCTTTGTAAACTGTACTATGTCTAAATATTAAGCAAAGAGGTCTTCGCCGACTTTTGGCTCTTTAGTAGCACCTGCAACAAACTTCTTTGTGTTTTGAAGTTTCTTGATATCGCCGTGCTCTTCTTTTGGTTCTGGCTCATTGCGGATCTTACCATCTTCAGCTTTGCCACCTGTAGCTTTGTTTGTACCTTTTGTACTTACAACTACTGGCTTGCTAACTGCATCTGGGTTACCCTTCTTTAAGGAACCATTTGCTTTTGTTAAAACGTGACCTTCGTCTTCTGCTTCAACTTCTTCAGCTACCATTCCTTCTTCTTCAGCATGACCAGCAATTTCTTGGTCTTCTGCACCAAGATCACCGTGTTCAGCATCTACTTCTTTATCTTTTTCTAAAAATGCAAGGAGCTTTTTGCAAGCTTCAATTGCTTCTTCATGAGTGAAATGAGCTTCTTCAGCTTGTTCTTCTCCACCCATTTCAGCACCATCTGCAGCAGCATCAGTAGCAGCAGGTACGCCTGCTTCTTCTTCATCATGCATGTGCATTGCTTCTTCTTCGTTTTCGTTGAATGGAACACCTTTGATTGCGTTCTCATATAGTTGGTCGAATTTTGATTTTGACATAGTAAACTTTGGTTTGTAGATATATTTATTATTTTCTGCTACAGTTTCTTCAACTTTTTCTTTTGGAGTTGTATTTTTCTCTGCTTCTGTATCAGCTTCACCTTCTTTTGCTTCGTGCTCTTCTTTACCTTCTTCCTCATCTTTCATCTTCTTAGCATCAGAGCCCGGATCTTCCATCTTATCTACAGGTTTAAAGCCGCCTTTTTTTGGGTTTAATCCTTGAGGGCCGCTTTTTGGTAAAGGTGGTGTAACTTCTGCACCATCAACCTTTTTTACACCAGGACCACCGCCAAGTGCACTTCCGGCTTTAATCATATTCTCAGTTAAATACACACTTGTGTCTGTAAGCTCTACGGCTTGTACTGCTTTTTCAGTAACCACATCAGGAACTGAGATGTTAGCTGCGGCAATATTACCATAAAGGTTGCCGAGGTCGGATAGGTTTTTAATCTTCATTTACAATATTATTTAGTATATCTGGCTGTAAATCTATGGGTTATAGTAAATAATTTTAATGGGCGCGTCTTTTCTATCCAAATACTGTGTTGATACAGGTACTTATACCCCACCAGGAGTAAACAACGTTGGTGATCAATTAAGTGGTGGTTATAATTGTACGTATGGGACAAGCGGTGTTAGATTTCTTAATGTAGCTGATAACGCCGCTCAGATAAATCTATTTAATAATTGGTGGCAAGAACAGATTAGCCAATATGGTCAACAAATTAACTATTATATAAATGGTTATAACTTATCTGCACACGATTATCTATACGGTGAGCATACACTATTAAGATATGCACCACCAATTTCGATGGTAATGGCTATTCAGTTAAGTAATGATAATGTTATATTAAGCAAATTCGGTTTACAAGGAGAAGCAGATTTGACTGCATGGATTGGTATAAATACTTTTACATCAACGGTTACCGCAGTTAGCGGGGCCCTTTCAGCACGTAATTATGAACCTAAAGCCGGGGATCTCATAGAGTTAACAGAGTATGGTTCTACTCGTCCTAACGGTAGAAGTGGTAAAGTATTCGAAATCACTGAACGTCTTGATGAATCCGGTGGCGAGGAATCAAATCAAATTATGGGTCACTATATATGGACCATAAAAGCTAAACGCTACGAGTGGAATTACGAACTTAGCGCTCCACGTGAAAAGAAAATGGATCAAGTATATGACAACAAATATGAAGGTCCAGTTAATAGTTTACCAAAAGTACTGGAAACAAAAGAATATACTCAATTTGTTGATAAACCTTCTGCAGATGTATTTGAATACAGAGAACATGCAGAATCTAATACAAGTGTATATGGAGATTACGAAGATAATAACGTTCTTGTAAACCTAATAGGCGTAACAAATCGAGCTGGTGTAGTTACAGGAGCTGTTGCGGTTTCTGGTGCAAACACGTACTTGGTAGCTAAGAGCCCTAATAACTAACAAATGTATCAATAAGTATTTAACTCATGTCCGTCGATTACCCAAATTTAATATTTCCTCACGAATTACCAACAGTACCAGGACTATCCGGACAAGATTTAGTTTATCTGGAACAACCAAACGGTGATGGTACATACACCTCATACGCAATTTCTTTATCTGCGTTGTTTGGGTGGAGTGGTAATAGCGGTGGCGGAGGGGGTGGGTCTGGTATTTCTGGTTATTCAGGTTATTCAGGTATGTCTGGTGCACCTGGCGGTACATCAGGGTATTCTGGTTATAGCGGTGCACAAGGCATACAGGGTATTCAAGGTATACAAGGTATTTCCGGTTACAGTGGTATGGCGGGTTCAGATTATATTTTCCCGACCAACCTTACAGTGTCGTTAGCTGCAGGTTATACGTTTGGTCAATACGCAAACGGAGACGTTATACCTGCTGCTGGTAAGACAGTACAAGAAGTTATTCAGTTGGCTGTAAGCGGTGTAGTTGGTCCTACCCCTACTCCAACACCAACAATTGCTGCTACACCAACTCCAACTCCAACTCCAACTGGTGCACCAACATCTACCCCAACCCCTACCCCAACACCAACACCAACAGTTGCCCCAACTGCAACCCCAACAAGAACACCTACACCCACAGTAACCCCTACACCTACAGTAACCCCGACCCTGACCCCTACACCGGTTGCTGGTATAATATACTTCGGTTCTTCGGCCGCTGTACCGACTACTTCAAGTGACGTACAGGCATTAAGTTCTACTTACACTAACGGTGCTAACCCGTTTAGTTACTGGACTGGAACAACATATAATAACTTTACAGTGGCTTTACCAGCTACAAACACGTTGGTGAGCATTATTGATGCAAACGCGTTCTTTGTTGATTTAACATCACACTTCAGTACACAGAGTACAATAAGCATAACAATAGGAGGCACACCTACAACATACAACCTGTACACGATGACAAATGCTATACCATATAGTCCATCGCACAGAATGCAAGTAACTTTCTCCTAACATGGCATTAACACCAGGCTTAGAAATTCCTTTTGGTATTCAACCAGTCAACCCAGTACCGGTTGACACATGGTCCGGTCCGTACTACGGACCTAATGAAGCCGCTGCACTGGCTGCTGCTAATGCAGCAATACCAGCGCCTATCAGGTTTCAGTCTATGCAGGTGCGGCTTATTATTGCCGGTCTACCTTATATATACTGGTACGATACCGGTACAACTGATGCTGACCTGCATGTGTTTTCTTCAGGTGGTGGAGCCGGGGCATCAGGATATTCCGGTTATAGTGGTAAAGATGGAGCATTTGCTGGTTCTGGTTATTCTGGTTTTTCTGGTGAAACAGGTCTTTCAGGTTATTCCGGTCAAAACGGTACTTCGGGTTTTTCTGGACAAAACGGCCCTTCAGGTTACTCCGGTCATACCGGGGCTTCTGGCTTTAGTGGTATTTCCGGTTACAGTGGTTTAGGGTATTCTGGTGTTTCTGGTTATAGCGGTGTATCAGGTATTTCAGGTTATTCGGGTTTGTCTGGTTGGTCTGGCTTTAGTGGGCAATCAGGTTTTAGTGGTATATCAGGTTGGTCTGGTTATTCCGGTGATTCTGGTATATCAGGTTACAGTGGAGCATCTGGGTATTCTGGTTTTAGTGGTAAGTCAGGTTGGTCTGGTATTTCTGGTTTTAGCGGCATTTCTGGTTTTAGCGGTATAAGCGGCTATAGCGGTGATAGTGGTCAATCAGGTTTTAGTGGTAAGTCAGGTTGGTCTGGTTATTCAGGCTGGTCAGGTATAAGCGGTTACAGTGGTATTGGTACGTCTGGTTTTAGTGGTATATCTGGTTATTCCGGTGATAGTACTTCAGGTTATTCTGGTATAAGTGGTTACTCAGGCGAATCAGGTATAAGCGGTTTTAGCGGTTATTCCGGTCAATCAGGCTTCAGTGGTAAGTCCGGGTGGTCCGGTTGGTCTGGTTATAGTGGCTGGTCTGGTATTTCAGGTTATTCCGGTACCTCAGGTTATTCTGGTATAAGTGGTTACTCTGGTGATTCAGGTATAAGTGGTTACTCTGGCCCATCTGGTTTTAGCGGTATTTCAGGTTGGTCAGGTTATTCCGGGGATTCTGGTATTAGCGGTTTTAGCGGTTTTAGCGGTTCCGGTATATCTGGTTATAGCGGTTTTTCAGGTAAAGATGGTACTTCAGTTACTATTATTGGTACAGTACCTACTGTAGGTGGTAACCCGCAAGTAACTTTAAATACAGCTTTTCCAGGTGCAGTAGCTGGTAACGGTGTTATTGATGAAAACACTGGCAATTTATGGGTGTTCGGTGGGGTTACTTGGGTTAATGTCGGTCAAGTGAAAGGCGATTCTGGTACCTCTGGCTGGTCTGGTATTTCAGGTTTTTCGGGTGAGTCTGGTATAAGTGGCTTTAGCGGTATTTCTGGCTTTAGTGGTACATCCGGTTATTCCGGTACAAGCGGTTATAGTGGTACAAGTGGTACGTCAGGCTACTCCGGTATTAGTGGCTACTCTGGTTATTCTGGTCAGTCGGGCTTTAGTGGTATTAGCGGCTGGTCTGGTTGGTCTGGTTTTTCAGGAGAATCTGGTATTAGTGGTTTTAGCGGTACATCAGGTTACTCCGGTTTTTCTGGCATCTCTGGCTACAGTGGAACATCAGGTTATAGTGGTATTTCCGGTTATAGTGGTATATCAGGTTATTCGGGTTATTCTGGGGAGTCTGGTCAGTCAGGCTTTAGTGGTATTTCAGGCTGGTCTGGTTGGTCTGGGGAATCCGGTATAAGCGGTTATTCTGGTACTTCAGGCTATTCTGGTACTTCAGGTTTTAGTGGTACAAGTGGTTACTCCGGTTATTCAGGTTATTCTGGAGAATCTGGTATTTCAGGTTACTCTGGTTACTCTGGACAATCTGGATTTAGTGGTTGGTCTGGTATATCTGGTTGGTCAGGCTTTAGCGGTATTAGCGGTTATTCGGGCTGGTCAGGCGAATCTGGTACCTCAGGTTATTCTGGTACTGCTGCACCATTATATCAGACAGTAACAGGTTACTCTAATTCATTTGTACCTGGACAAGTAATTTATAGAGCTACAGACGGCACATATCAATTAGCTATAGCTAATGATCCAGCGAAATGCGATGCTGTAGGTGTTATACAGTATGCTGATGCAACCTCGTTTGTTTATATTATTAACGGTTATATAACTAATTTAACCGGCATTGTTGATGGTGTTAATTATTATCTTTCTGATACAGTTGCAGGTCAAATTACACCAACAGTACCTACAGCTTTAAATTCTCTTATTAAACCTATATTAACAGGTTTAGGTACAACAAGCGGTATTGTGGTAGAATACCCACCAGTTATTATTAGCGGTATTAGTAACGGCACAAGCGGTTATTATGCTAAATGGACAAGTAGCAATACTATTAATAATGGCTTAATTACAGACGATAATACTACTGTTACTATTACTGGTAATTTAGTTGTTACAGGTACAATTAACGGTGGGGGTGGTGGTAGTGGTACTTCTGGTTATTCCGGATATTCCGGCACAGGAGGTAATAATATACCATATGACTACTTATATTATATAATGGGAGGGTAAATAATAACATGGCAAACGGTACACTTGGACAATCACTTTTAGCAACAGCTACATACACTACAGTATATACTGTACCAGCATCTGCAACTAACGCAGCAATTAGTATTGCATTTTGTAATACTGGCTTACAAGATGCATATATACAATTATCTATATCAAGTTCTTCTACACCAGCACCAGGAGAGTTTATAGAATATAACTCTTTCTTGCCTGCCTTTTCGGGTGTGTTAGAGCGTACCGGTGTTGTAGTAAGCACAGGTAAAAAAATAGTAGCATATTCAAGTGTATCCGGAATGAATGTAAACGTTTACGGTTACGAACAATCAATTTAATAAAACATGGGACGCATAATATCATACAACGGCATCGGTCTTTCAGGTTATAGCGGTATTTCAGGGTACTCTGGACCTGCAGGTGCAGGTAATTTTACTAACCCAATTGCAATCGGTACAGATGCAGGTACTACTTCTCAAGCTACTGACTCAATCGCTATTGGTTTATATGCTGGTAATACGAACCAGCACACTGATTCAGTAGCTATTGGTACGTATGCTGGTTCCACGGATCAACTCGATCAATCGGTTGCTATAGGTAATCACGCTGGTGCAACTGGTCAAGGTAGACACGCTATTGCTATTGGTAGATTTGCTGGTCATTATCAACAAGGTAATAACGCTATCGCTATTGGTCATTATGCCGGTGGTTCAGAAAGTGATTATCCTTATCAAGTACCTAATAGCATTGTTATTAATGCAACAGGTAACGTTACCCCGGCGTTAAGCAGTGGTTTTTTTGTAAATCCAGTACGTAACGACCCAGGTACAGTTACTAATGCTGTGTACTATAGTCCGGATACAAAAGAACTTACATACGGTCCAGGTGGTAGTACAGGCAACATATCATTTAGTGCTTCTACTTTAACAGGCCCGGGTTACGGGGTTGATGGCGGTCGTATCAACATACAGCCTACTGTTGATTCACCTAATACATTAGCTCTTTACCCTACGGTAGATAACGACATACATATATTTGAAAATAGTGCTCTACAAGGTGGTGTTACATTAGGTAACTATGGTAAGAGCTATGTTAGCGTGTGGGGTAACGGTGGAACAAACCCAACAGTAGATAATATTGCTATAGGTACAGTTAACGCTGGTGTTATTACATTAGCTACAAACACACCAGGGGCAGGTTCAAGTGGTGGTAGTAGCAAGACTTGGACATTTGACACAGATGGGGTATTAAAAACTCCAGATAATAGCTTTATTAAATCTAATAGTGGTAGTTTAGGGTTAGTTGACAGCGATGGTAATAGTTACATTGACCTTCAGTCGGGTGGAATCTACTTATACACTGACTATGAGAACAATGAGTACGAATGGCACTTTGGATCAGATGGCACATTAACATTACCTGGTACTATAATATTACCAAGTGGTCAAGGACAAATCGGAGTTAATAGTAATGCTGGCTTAGATATTATTAATAACACCTCTTCCTACGGCTATGTAACATTAAACTACAACAATCAGTCTTATGTTACAGCTAATTCAACCGGGGTACAAATTACTACTGTCAATAGTCCAGCAAATACTTGGACATATAGTAGTACTAACGGTGGTACGTTTACCCTACCTACAGGTGGAACTATTACAGAAGGTACAAGCCCTGCAGGTATAGGCAATGCTATAACACTTACCCCAGCTGGTGGTAGTGATCCTAACCAACAGTTATTACTATACCCAACAGTAGCAGAAGGTAATCATTTACATTTAACTACTGGAGCATTAAGTGCAACAAGTCTATTTTTAGGTAATGATTCTCAATACGCAAGAACTCGCGCCGATGGTGCTATGGTTATTGGTACAGGAGATTCATATCCTGATGTGGCTGGGTACGGCTCGCGGTGGACATTTGATACAAGCGGTGCATTAACCTTACCTAACAGTACTTTAAGTGGTACGTTAGT